TCCAGTGTCCACAGGGTTCCTATGGAATGATGTGGTAACTGGGCTACCCGGGTAAACTATATTACCTTGAGAATTAGAGTGAGAGTGTAAGTCTCCCGCAATAACTAACTCCCACTGCTCCAACTTCTTCAAGTCAATTTCAGGCTGCACGTGTGGAGGAATTTCGCCCCTTACATGAGTGAATAAAGTTCTACCTTCGAAGTCTTTAGGGTCAAACTCTTTTAACTTGTTGTAGGGGATAAAATCCATATCTTCTAACGTATAGTAGTCGTCAATGATTTCCACTAAAGGGTTGATGGCTTTAGTCACGTCTTTCAAGTTTGATAAGAAAGATGTATTCTTCTTTAGAGCTTCGTGGTTGCCAGGGTATATAATAGTTCTTACACTAATATCTCTTATGTACTTGAAATACAGACTGAGTTCATCGAGCGTCGGCATCCTATCAAATAGGTCCCCGCCAATAACGTGGAGGTCTATTGTCTTTTCCAACTTATACAGTTCTTTAAACATAAGTTCGTAACGATTAGTTGCCCACTCACGTGGAACACTCTTCTGTCCTAACTTAATGTGCCAATCGGCGCTGAATAAAATTTTCATTGGTTGTTTCCTTATGTAATAAAAAGCCCCAGTTACGGGGCTTCCTTATTTCTTGTTACTTACAGTAGTTCAGTAACTTCTTCTGCAACTTCTGCTGGTACATTATCAGAACCGCCGTTTTCAAGGATTCTAGTTTCAATGAACTCTTTCTGTTGGTCTGCTGAGGGACGACTAATAACATCGTCAATGTTAGGTAACTCTTTAGTAGCTTCTAACTCGGCTTCACCTAAAGGACGTACTTTACACTTTAGTACTTGCAAGGTATACTCTACATTAAAAGGTAAAGGGCCTGTCTTCTGCTTCTTAAATGCTAAGTCCCAACCAGTTACTGGGTCTGTAGGGTCACCTAAGTCTTCTGCTGCTACCATTACTGCTTCAAATAACTTCTTTTTAAGGTTAAGTACTTTAACCTTACCATCGTCTGGGTCAATACATTGTACTGCATACGCCCATGAACATTTCATATCTGTATGGTAGTGTCTTACCCAGTCCTTTTCAATATTTGTAAATTGTTCTTTATCTCTATCAAACCCTAAGCACTCCATAGGAACACGCTTACCGTCTGCTGTTGTTACCCAATAAACATATCTAGGAAGTACGTCTCCTACCATGCGGACAACATTGTTGCCTTCTTTATACGTGTACGCGTCTACTGATGATTTCTTTGCTTTTCCTGTTACATTGCCAAATTTAATTGCCATAATCTTTTTCCTCGTAATAAAATTGTATATTATCTTGCTCATCGAGTTCTAATAAAGGATTGTCCTCTATATCTCTCCGAGTTATCTCTGTGTATCTAAAAGGTAGGGTTTTCACTCCCTGCCATTTGTAATCTAAGTAATTTCTATAACTTGCAAGTTCCATATAGGCAACCATCTGTTCTAGAGTTACTTGAAGTTTGTTCTTAAATAGTTCTTTAGGGTTTAGCAGGAAGCTATCCCCAGTTATATCTTGTCCGTAGAAGCGACTTAAACTTTTCTTCTTTTTAGGCATTTTAATACTATAAGTATAGATAACCATTAATCTTATTGTATTTTTAGTATTGCCCTTGCTTAGTTTAAGCACCCTTTCCCAGTCGTAAAATATCACCTTTAAATTCCTATTTTCGAATGTATATTATACCAATATTTAACATAAATGTCAAGTAGTATTTTTCTATTGTTAAACCCCTGCCACTACTTTAATATCATATCCTTGCTTAATATACACAGCGGAACGTGCTTTCGCCTGCCTTGCGGCTGTGTTACCCTTCAACTGTATATCTAAAACGACAGGCTGTATTTTCCCGTCCATCTTTCTAATAACTCTACCTATTAGCTGTATCAGTAAAGGTTCATTATTGATTGGAGTACCCAGAATGAGGCAACTAAGCTCATTAACTGATATACCCTCGCTGAAGATGCTTTGCGACCCATAGAGGATATCTGCCGTTCCATCTTTAATCTTTTTGAGTTCTTCGTCTCTTTGTTCATGTGGTAGCTCCCCTGTAATACATATTGCGTTATTTCCGGTTAGGTCGGCGCACCTATTTAAAAACTGGACCCTATCGCTTACAACCAAAACCTTATGGCCTTTTGCTGCGTACACGGAAGCAAGCTGTGATATCATCCTCTGATACCCCTCATCATACGCAACAGCGTTAACTCTATTAGCCCAGGGTATCTTAGCACTATCTGGAAATCTCGTCTCAGACTTCACCAATACTACCCTAGGGGTTATGTAGTTCTCTTTAGGGGGTTGGTGTACATCGAAACCAAAGTAATCATTAAATATAACGTGCTTACCGTCCTTGCGTTTCAACGTACCGCTTAGCCCTATTTTGTATCTTGCGTTACTTTTATCAATTATCTTAGAGAAGGTAGGTGCAGAAACGTGATGCATTTCGTCCAAAATAAGAGTTCCAAACATATTTTGAATTTCTTTCATTTTCTTGCCAAGAGTCTGTACGTTAGCCACTACGATGATAGGGGTTATGTCAAACTTTCCGCTGCCAATGATTCCGGGCTTAATGCCCAAGCAATGTTCTATTTCCTTTTCCCACTGGTCTCTCAACGCCAATGTGTGTACTACAACTAAAGTTTTCTGCCCTAATTTAGCAGCCACGGCTATCGCTGTAAAAGTCTTACCCCAACTCACAAAAGCGTTAATGATTGCGCTATCTTGAATTGAATCGTGAACCTTGGCCTGGCTATCCCGAAGGTCAAATTTGAACTTGGGAAATTCGACAGGTACTAAAGTCCTTTTATCAATGATTTCATAATCGTCAGGAACTAAATCCATCCTACCAGTAGGTACCGTTATTAGCTTGCTACTAATCCTACCCATATTCTTGATAATAGTAGGAGGCTCCATAGGGTTATATGTAGGTATAGTATACGTTAACTCTCGGTCTATCAGCTTCTGCTGTTTAGCGTCAGCGGACATATAAATTCTATTTGATAAAACTGCTTTTTCACTCATATTTTCCTCTTAGTGTCTTTTAGTTTCTCAGTAGTCACTTCGTAAAGTAAGTACCCCTTGTCTATATGTAGTAGCCCTGCGTACTCCGCGGCTAAGTTCAGCTTACCTGCTATTTCAAAGAAGGAGTTTACGCCTTTAACTTTGAAAATAGTAGTTGTATCTGTGTACTTCTTATAGATGATTTTCTTATAAACTAAAGGGTGATAGACACTCTTAGTATAATGATATATCTTCCCTTCGAAATCTATAAAGTCCAGTATCTTAGATGCCAGTAGGTCTTTAAAGTTCCAAATCGCTTTTCTCAACGGATAAACCTTGTAGTCCTTTAAAACCTTAATAGCTAACCTACGTTTAGGGAAGGGCATAGACTTATCTGCTAAGTCTATTCGTCTAATCCCATGCCTATCAGTTATTAGACCTTCTCCAATATGCTCGTGAGGCCTAATAACCCAAACAGGCCAGTGTATATTAGAGAAATTCTGGGTACTGTTTATCGAATTTACTAAAGGCATAATCGTCTCCAATATCTAAATCTACTCCGATAGGCTGACCTGGTATAGAACAACCTCTGTCTTTCTGAGTAAACTTAGCCATGATTTCAGATACCTCTTTTACATCTTTGTCAGCTACTTCTAGTACTAAAGAGTCATGAACAAGGGCGATGATTACCGCGTCTTTATTATTATCTTTAATCCATTGATTTAACTCAATACCGGCAAGAAGATTGATGTCACTAGCCACAGACTGAATAAGGAAATTAATGCCGCTGCGCACTTCGTGTGATGCAACACCTTTGTCATTACTAAATACGTTGCCAAGACGACGCTTACGTCCGAGAATACTGTAGATATATCCATTTGCTTCGATGTCCTCCTTAGACATTTGCAACCAGTCCTTTAGTCTAGGAAAGGTTCTAAAATATTTGGCGATTGTATCTTTCGCTTGTTGAATAGAAAAAGGTTTGCCACTGTCTTTAGTAACTGTCTCAGCTACTTTAGCAGGGCCGGAACCATACATAATACCGAATGTAATAGCCTTTGCAGCTTGTCGCTGTGTAGGGGCCTCGTCTTTGATGTCACCCACTGCGTGAGGTAGCTGAAATACCATCTTAGCTACTGTAGAGTGTAAATCTCCACCACTCTTAAATACGTCCTGTAGCTTCTTATCATCGCTCAAGATTGCTGCAACATAAACTTCCGCTGTTGCTAAATCTTGTTGTAGTATCTTATACCCAGGCTTTGCCTTAATACATCCTTTTACTGCCGCGTTATCACGAGGTAGTTGTTGCATATTAATCTTGCCTGAGCTAGACAGCCTTCCAGAAGTAGTAGAAGTTAAATTAAATCCTGTTCTAACTCTACTGTCTTTATCTAAGGCAGGTATAATCTTATCCAAGTATGTATTCTTAATTTTAGACTTTTGTCTAATATCTAATATTACTCCTGGGATAGGATGTTCTTCCGCCAGTTTCTTTAGAACCTCTGCATCAGTAGAAGCAGCTCCAGTACCTGTAAGCTTCCCAGTAGGAGTAAGCCCAAGGTAGTCAAACAATAGTACCCGGAGTTGTTGCGTACTATTAGGGTTGAAGATTTTACCCTGCTCTTCCTCAAACGTGTGTACTTCTTTATATCCATATAACTTCTCTTTCGCCTCTTGGATTTCTGTCTCCATTAAGCCTTGTACTTTTTGTAACCTTGGTAGGTCAAAAGGTACACCATTTTCTTCAACATCTTTTAAGAATAACATACCTGGAACCATTAGTTCTTTGTACACTTTCTTTAGCTGAACATTCTTTACAATCTTTTTTACAAACATCTGATACAGGTCATATGTTACTGCAGTATCAATCGCAGCATACTCGTACATAATATCAAAAGGAATTAAGTCGTAGCTAAAATCTCCTTTTAGTATTTTGTGGTCTTTACAATACTGGGTTCTAAAGTCGTCTAGAGCCTTATCGTAATCGCCATAGTCTGTGTATTTCATTGCAAGTTGTTTAAGTCCGTGAGAGCCTTGTGTCTCATCTAAGACATAATGCATTAGCATTGTATCTGATACATTTGGAAACTTGAAATCAAAGTGATATTCAAGCATCTTTAAGTCGAACTTAGCGTTATGGAATACTACTAGTCTATTGGAAAAGATATCTTGCAACAATCTTTCAGTAGTTTCTCCAATACATTCGGTAGATATGTAAACACCTTGTTTACTCTTATGTGAAATGCTAATGCCCAGTACGTAGCCGTCTC